TTTCCATCCATCGCTGAGAGAACTCAGGTTTGGAGCGGAATAAAATGTCGTCACCGTTAATCTTGCAGGGAAGACCCTTGCCTCCGGCCCACAAAAATGCCATCCTATTTTGGAGACACAAAAGTGGAAAAGAGAGGTAAGAGCCCATCATCTGCCCGACACGGGGGACAAAATCTAGAGCGTTTTCAAGGTTATACAGGTTAGGCCGCAATATGTCCAACGCGCCCTTCATCACCGACTGCGGTACAGAAACCGTAGACGTGAGAATAGTAGCTAGGATCATCTCGGCAACCTCGATACTGAGGTTGTCGGTTGCAGACCTGTAATCACCAGAGGTGAGGACCTCCCCTTCAACATACCTAAAGTCGGACAAACCATCGGTGGTAACGTCGCCTCGGTTGAGCCAAGACTCCTTAGATATCCTGTCGTAGACAGCCTTATGAAGAGGCCGTAGACAGAGAACATCAGAGGAGAACTTGCTCAACGCGCGAGGCTTACCAGCCGATTGAACGACGATCATCTTCGCCCGGCAATCAAGATCAAACTCAACGTCTTCGAGACAAGCCTGAAGAAATGAGAAATGGTCCATGCCGGAGCCCAATGAACCGCCCTCAGAACGAGGATTCTCGGTACATGAAGAAAGAGGAGGAGAGGTGGTGACGACGTGGTCCTCATAGAGGCCCCGGTCCCAACCAGTCGGGAAGATCTTACGAACTTCCTGCTGAACGAACCGGAGATAACCTCGAGGGAGTGACCGTGGGGGCCGAGAAAGAGTCTTCCTAAGGTCTGACAGCATCGTGGCCTCCATACACCGACAAGAATCGGGTAGGAGCTTCTTGATAGACTGCCAGGCCATTATCTGACTCTGGTCCTCTGCGGGGCAATTCCCAAGGAGAGACTTTACCTTCCGAGCGAACTCCGAGGAAGTCGGAGAAAAGCTAAGGTCATAGTCGTGTTGAGGTTGTTGGAAAATGCGCTCCCACGTCGTGATGGCTCGCTGGACCACTTTCGTGGTACGAGTCTGATAGACGCGGCATTGCCGCGCAGCGGGCTGTTCGTTATTCAAAGGCATGTAAAACTGTTCGCAGTGTTGCCCAGGAATAAACAGCTCAAGATCCCTAACA